AATGATAACAATCCTTTCATTGCGCAAAAGGTTTTGGGACATTCATCAGTTCTTATGACAACTAAAATTTACGTCGGATTACCGACTGTTAATACGGGGATTCTTCCTCACGACAACAACTAAAAAAAAGGAGATATATATATCATGGGATTCTTAACGAACATACAACCCTCGCCCTCGGGCGGGACGGGCAACTACTATAGATTTGGGCAGGGCGAGAACAAGTTCCGCATTGTCGGATCGAGCGATACCGAACCTCCGGGCTTCATTCAAGGAATGATCGGGTGGGGTGAGGATAATGAAGGCAACCGCAAACCCTTCCGTTGGCGGATGGGCGAGGATGCGCCACGTGACTTTGCTGAAAAACCACGTGAGTTCTTTGCGTTCTTGATATGGAACTACGAGGAAGCGTGCGTGCAGATTCTTGAGCTTACCCAAGCCGGACTGAAGAGCGAGCTAATCACGCTTGCGGAGGACAAGGAATGGGGAGACCCGAGAAAGTACGACGTTGCAGTCATTCGCAATGGTGAGGGCATTGAGACGTCCTACGTGATGACTCCCAAGCCCCATAAGAAACTCGATGCAACTGCTGTTGCGATGATCAAGGCAACCACGGTTCACTTGGAAGCGCTATACGATGGGGGAGATCCTTTTGATGATGCACCCGTTGCTACTCCTGCTACCCCTGCCAAGCCTGCCGAGCTTGAAGAACCGGAAGTGGAAGAGGAAGAAGAGGGCGAGGAGGAGAACCCTTTCTGATGCCATTACGAACGGATATAAGCAACTCCGCTTACCACGCCTCGGGCGACCTGAGTCGGAGCCGAGCGTACTCGATGATCACGACTTGTCCGGCAAAGGTATGGCATGATATGCAACATCCCACGCCATCCGATGCCCCTCATTTTGTGATCGGAGGGTGTACCCACACGGCTACACTCGAACCGTTCAAGCTTGATGAGGAGTATGCAGTCAAGCCCGAGTCCATTGATGGGAACAGTTCGCGAACCAATGCATACAAGGCATCGTTTCAAACCATGCAGGATCATGCGCCTGACAAGCGTTGGCTCACACCGAGTGATTACAGGCATTGTATGGACATGGCGGCCGAGGCGCGGGAACATCCGATCTTAAAAACCTACCTTGACGATCCCGAGAGCGTGATTGAAGGGACGGGTTTTTTCGAGCATTCGGGAGCCGAGTGCCAGGTACGTCCTGATCTATGGAATCCCGGCGCGGGTGTGGTGGTGGATTTGAAAACTACAACCTCGGTAAATGAACGAGCCTTCTCACGTAGCGTGATAAAATTCGGATATCATTTCCAAGCCTGCTTCTACTTGCAAGCCCTGCGTCTCATGGGTGAGAACCCACGTCAGTTCATATTCCTGGCGGTGGATAAGGCAGCGCCCTACCTCACCCGCGCATTTACCCTGAGCGCGAGCGACGTGGATAGTCAGAAGAGCAGGATGGCGGAAGCGTGCAGGCTATGGGCGGAGTGTATGAAAACGGGCGTATGGCCCGGATATGGTGATGAAGTAAAGACCCTCAACCTCGGGAGTAACTTGGGCAATCGTCTGAGCATTACCGAGATGGCGAAGAAGTTCAACGTCGACAGGCACTACGTGTATCGCATACAGAAAGATCATGCATTGGAGACCATAACCATTGGGCAAAGGCGTACCCTTGACTTGAACGACTTCGCGCAAGCCCTGAGATGGGATAGCGAGGGTAAGGACGTGGCATGAGTGGGAAGGTCGTAAGGTTACTCAATACAAAACAAGCCCTCAAACTCACCGGATATCAGTCCATGAACTCGCTCTTGCAATTGCATGGTGACGAGGTTGTGGCGCTAACGCGCTACAAAGTTGTGGGCGGACGTGGACAAGGAGGAGTGATGCAGGCGTGGAGCGAGAAGGAACTGAATGCATTCATGCGCAAAAACAATCAACAGGAGACAGAGGAAAAATGGCTGATAGACTAAGAAAAGAACAAATCAAACGGATCAAGCAGGGCGCGCAACTTGCGCAAACGCATATTATTAATAGCAATTGGGAGGGAGCGGCAATCGTACAACAAGCATTGCTCGAACAATTGATCACATTGATCGAAGGCGTGGACTTGAACAATCAAAGCGACCCTGACGTGGTAATTACCTTCAAAGAGGATTGTGGCGATGCTAACGGGGCTTGAGCGGTGTATCATAGCGATTGATCCGGGTGCGAGTGGCGGATTCTGTCAGTTCATAGGCACGCAAGTCGTACAGGCTTGGAAGTTCACGAGCTTGTCGGACTTCGTGGGTGACGTACATGACCTAATGGGGAATCCCGATTGCCCGCTTGAGATCGTGCTTGAGGATTGCCCGCCCTTTGCAGGCAAGAACATCCCGTCAAGCGCGGGCTTCAAATTAGGTAAATCTTGTGGTTTCTATGAAGGGGTAGCACGGGGTGCGAAAATACCATGTCACATGGTTGCCCCGAAGACTTGGCAAAAGGGATTGTCCGGCTTGGCAAAGACGTCGGGCGCTCAACGCAAGCGATTATTGAAGGATCATGCATTGAGGTTGTATCCCGACCTCGGAAAAGAGATAACCCTGGCAACTGCGGATGCCGTGCTGATCGCTCACTACTTTATCGGGCATCGAGACGAACTGACTTATTAGCAATGAAAGATTTACTACTGAAGGCTATAATACACGCTTTGTTCCTAGTGGCTATTGTTGTGTTCCTGTGGATGATCCTGTCGTTTGCGTTCACCATAACCGGGTTGCTGTAACGTGTCGAAAAACAAGGAAAAACGACTCACGTTTGCAGAGTTACCCAATGCAATCTTGGAAGAGTATTGTGAAGTACATGGCATGTCACCAAGCGCCGCACTTTCTCCGTTAATTATGGAGTATTTACGGCATCCCTCGCGCGACGTGCGTCACTCCTATCGGAGTGAGTATATTATGTATAGCCCCGTTGCCGAGAATCCTCCAAAATCACGGCAACCCGCAAAGCCGAAAACACCGCGCAAGCAAAAGACTTCATTACCCGATGATTTCGATCCCCCTCGCGCAATTTCCGAAGAGGCGAAAGTCGATCACGAAAAGGCAGTCAGGTTTTTCAAAGCCCAAGCTGAAGCGAAGGATTACAAATACGTCAATTGGAACAAAGCATTCGCGCTTGCCGTCAATGGATACCTCTTGGCAAATTTCCCACAAATCGGGGAAGTTCCGAAAATCAAGAACCTTTAACCTCATGGTAGTGTGGATTACGACCTAGCGGAGATTGCGGTTCTTGCATCCGCAATGCGTGATGACACGGGCCGATCCTCGGCAACCGCTCTTGAACATCTTACCGAGGAGGATTTCGGATCAACGGATAGGCAACGCATATTCGCAGTCCTTTCCAAGCTCGCTCCCGCTTGCAATGACGTCGACGTGATGATGGAGTTGCCCGAGTTGAGCGATACGATAAGTTTCATTTCTCAGCAATATGGTGGCGGGAACGTGGAAAGGTACGTCGATCATCTCATCGAGCATAGGAACGTTCGCGCGGTAAACCGCGCATTGCTCTCAGCCCAGGATGGCGTGCTTACCGAAAGAACTGCCGAGGAGATTGCATCTTCATTCAATGCGGAAGTTTCAAAGGCATTCACTTCGCGCAAGGGACAAGTTCACGTCAAGCAAGCCGTGCAAGAAGCTCATGCGGAATTTCTCGCTCAGGATGCGGGCGATTTCTCTGCCATACCAACGGGCTTCTCACGCTTGGACGGACACCTGGGCGGTGGTTTGAAGAACGGATGCCTGTACGTGATAGGAGCTAGACCGGGCGTTGGCAAATCCGCATTGGCTATTCACCTTGCCATGCAAGCCGCGAGAAAAGGAATCCGTTCATCCTATGCAAGCCTCGAAATGTCTGCCACGGAATGCGCGGGCAGATTACTTGCCAATGCAAGCGGAGTCCCGCGCCCGACCATGAAAGGAGCGTTAACCGTACAGCACAAGAACAAGCTCGCGGATACCGCATCTTCCATGAAGGCGTGGCCCATCACGTTCAAGGATGACAATCAAGCAACCCTGGAAGCATTCGGCGCGTTTCTCGCTCAACAACGCTTGGAAGGTGACCTTGGATTTGCAGTCATAGATTATTTGCAACTTCTCTCATCTCCGGGTTTCGAGTCCCGCACTCAGGAAGTAAGCGCGATCTCCCGCAGTCTCAAAAGCATGGCTATGGAATTTGAGATTCCAATTCTCGCCCTGAGTCAACTTAACAGGAGCAGTACCCGCGAGAACCGCAAGCCAAGCCTGAGCGACTTGCGCGAGAGCGGGAGCATCGAACAGGATGCGGACTGCGTGATCCTCCTTGACGTGGAGAAACAACTTAACGCAAGTACCGATTGCATTTGGATGAACCTCGCGAAGAACAGGAACGGGGCAACCGGACTTGCCTATGCATCCTTCGAGAAACCATTGGGACGTTTCTCCACGCATATCGAACCTCGCCTGAATGACGGCAAGCCCGTTTCTCCTTCCGAGTTACCTTGGTAGGGATACGAGGATACCCCTTGAAGGGATAGCATGGTGCGTTAAAGGGGCGTTTGCATGTTAATGAAGGGTAACACCCATGTTTTACCTAGAAACGCTTTCTAGCCCCTGTATGCCCCTTGCATGGATAACCTGACGTCTTGACGCTTTGACGTCATCCTCGTCTCTCCTTGGATTTCTCAATTGCTTTCTCAACAACGTCCATTGCGTCACCTTCGGGGAATCCTTCCTCCTCGCTAAATTCAACGGAGCTAGAAATTATGCAATTCTTCGTGCCATGCTTAACGAGAACCCCGGCAAGCTCATCCACGTTCGCGGATCGTGAAACGATCTCACGGTCAGCGTGCAAGAGTATCTTGCCATCAAGCGCAGATATGAAGTCAATGGTTGTCATCCTCGTCTCTCCTTCCACCATTCAAGCGCCTTGCCCCCAAAACGGAAAGCGAGGAACGCAAGCGCACCAAGCGCAACGCGAACAAGCAAATCGGAATGGTCGGATTTCGATTTGCTCATATGTGGCGAACCCATGAAACCTCGAAACCATCTTCGGTTTTGGTGATGCTCGCATAGCTTGCCCAAAGGCGCTTGAGGCTTCCAACCTTGGCTTCGGCTTTCGCCTCGGTTGAGTACGTTACCGTCTGCTTGACGTATGGGTAGCTCATCCCGCTTTCTGCCGTGGATGAAACGCAAAGCCCATATTTTTCATCCTTATCCTTGCTCATGCCGTCTCTCCTTCCTGCACGTGCTTGACTATCTGCCTGACCAATCCCCTCGGATTGCTCGCGTAAAACGATTTGCCATTCCAAGCGACCACGTATGGCTCGGTCAGATTGGCGTGATACCTGGCGTGCGTCTGCACGTGCTTGACGATTTCTTCCTCGCTCATGTCGTTTCTCCTTCCATAATTGCGTCAAGCCCCACAACCAAAAAGCTTGATCGATCCAATGAGGTTTGCGGGTACTCGGATCGAACGCGCTGACCGCAGAATTCGTGCGAGCAAACGTAGCGAATTTTCACTAGTTCATCCTTTGAGTCGTAAGTCTTCAATATGTCCTCAACAGTTTCCTCCGGCCTTGGTTTCTTTCCGCCTCGCGGGGTGAATCTTGTTCCTATTGGGTATTTGGTTTTCATTATTGTTCTTTCTCTTTAGTGTTATTGTCGTTCATTGCGTTCAAGCCCTTGAAAACGCCCCCGCGAGGGTTATGCGATCCCCCGCAGGGACGTCAGGACTAGAACAAAAGTTTAATCTTCAAGTTTCTCCTTCATCAGTCTAGCTTGCGCTTCCTGGTGCTTCAGTACCTTCATGCTCGGCCAATTGCATGAATGCCTCATGCATCGAAAGACCTCTTGAATTGCCCATCGCCCCGGAATTGTCGAGCTATCCAACCAAGCGTCCTCCTGCTTGCCCTTGGTCACTCTGCCCACGTGTATTTCAATACTCATGCTCATGCCGTCTCTCCTTCCTCGATTTCGAAAATTTTCCGCCTTAGCCTGTCGATTTGTCCTTGAAGATCGGAAATCCTCAAAGAGAGAATATCCAAATCAAGTTGATTGGGGCGTTGCTTGAGTTTCTTTTCCAACTCCTTAATTCGTTTCAATATCTCCTCGCTCATCCTTCCGCCCCCCCGGCCGCCTTGGCGAGAACCTCGCGCAGTTTGTCCCGCTCACTTATGTCTGCTTCTCCCATCTCCACAAGCTCGGTCAGTACCCGCTCGAATAATTTGCATTGCTCGTATAGCTCGGGAGCAGACGCAATGAGGCGAGCGTTTGCTTTAGGCGTTTCATTCATCCAATTCTCTACAAGCGCAACCTCTTGCGCTCCATGAATGTGATAATAGTTCTTACCTGGTTTCACTATCCACGGCCCTTGCGTAAAGCCCGCGCGTTTCTCCTTCGTCTTGTTGTTCATGCTCCCCCCCCGTCCGCCTTGAGTGAGCTAGGTAGCCTCGGATAGCTCGAATCCTCCTCCAAGACCTCCGGGTTGGCAATCACCTCCCAAGAGCCTGCGCTCCAATCGTCATCCTGCATGAAGACCCCGCCATCTTCATCCCTGCCTATATCATAAGCCTCTTCAGCGCTTCCCGCCATTACGTCAAGGTAGCATTCATTCGTTACCTTAGCCCATACGCGGAAAACCCGTTTCTCAATCGTGTTGTCCTTGTTCATTGTCTTGTCCTTTCTGTTTTGTTGTTAGCAACTGCCAAGCTCTAGCGTAAAACTAGAATCAGCGCTTCTCTCGTCAAAATTGACGTAAGCGATTGCTCGACCTTCTTTGTTATAAATCGCGTCCTCATCCGCATCAAATTCATGGTTTAAGAATCCGGCACAAGCTTGCCTTCCGTCCTCCTTGCTTATGATAACCTCATGCCCCGATGCTCCCGCT